TGATCGGGCCGCCTTCCGCTCGGGCATCGGTATCGTGCTCGACGGTGATGTTGAGCGCGTTTGCCAGTGCGTACCGCTTGGCGTAGGTCATCGCCGCTCCATCGGCCTGGGTCTCAGTTGCACCGTAGGGTCCAGACCCAGCCCTGACGTAAGCCTTGTAGTCCCTGTGGTAGCCTCCCCGGTGCTGAAGGGTGCAGGTTTGCAAGATCCTGGAATCCTTAAACTCCGTGGAAAACGACACAGAGAACCCGAATTTATCGAGGAGCGGCCGGACCTTGGCCATAATCTCCTCGTATGGTAAGTAGGTGTACCGCACCGCGTCATTCTTACCGGGTACCACTTTAGTTGCCCGGAAAGTTGTCAATTCCGACTGTAGGGCCGCGAAGGCTACCGCGAAGTCCTTTTCGGCCTGCCGGTCCTCCATGTGCTCCTTCATCTCGATGACCTTCTGCATCGCCGCAAGCGCTTCTGGCGTCAATTGCCCCGACTTGGCCAGGTCCACGATGCTTCCGATCATGGCCATCGGTGTCGGCTCAGCCGGCTGGTGGACCACAAGCTCGCCCTGCCCCGGAAAGTCTTCTCTGTCTTGGTCGGCCATCACACACCTCCCGACATGGAGATCAGCAGTTCGCGGAGCTTCACCAAGTCGCCAGCCTCCTCTACGTTGTAGCGAGCCAACTCAGATCCTGTGATATTGTTGTCACTGCCTTTGATCTGCTGAATTAGGATTCGAGTCTGCATGTGGGAGTAGCGCACGGCACCCACCAGCACCATCGCCTCTTCGAGTTTCGCCTGTTCGGATGGGGTCAAGAAACACTCCTTTTTGCCGCTCGCAACACGACTGACAGTGAGATTCGCGCTCGCACCTTGACGGCGCAACGAAGTTCCATTTTGTTCCGCGCAGCAGCAGCATCATAAGCAGCAGCAGCAGCAGCAGCATAAGCAGCAGCATAAGCAGCAGCATAAGCAGCAGCATCAGCAGCAAAAGCAGCAAAAGCAGCAGCAGCAGCATAAGCAGCAGCATCAGCAGCAAAAGCAGCAGCAGCAGCAGCATAAGCAACAGTATCATAAGCAGCAGCAGCATCATAAGCAGAGCGCACCTGCTCAATGGTCGCCTTTCCTCGGCACCATGCCCGCGCCATGGCGATTGCCTTGCGTGGCCGCAATTCACCTTTCTTAACGAATCGTCCAGCGAGCGCGGCACAGTCGCACGCCACCATAACCAGTAGCTTGCGGTCGATCGCGACTTTACCGGCAATCCACAGCAGCCAATCGCCGCGGGGACAATTTTCCCAAGCCAGCTTTGCTGACTTCTGCGACTTCGCCCACTCCATTGCCGCAATGCAGGGCGAATAGAATTGCAGACGTTCGCTCCAATGGGACTTGGACATAATCACTCCTTCGTCTCGGGGGCTTCCAGCAGGCCGATCTTTTTGCATCCCTGATCCACCTGCGCGGCCAACGTTGAGATGTCGCTATCGTCCATCATCCGGCCGTAGTCGCTGAGCACGGTGATGATGCGCTGAGCGGCCTTGACATCTACCTCGTAGAACTTCACTGCGGGTTTTTCGCCCGTTACCGAGACAGTACGCACGTTATGCTCCTTTCGTGTCACTGAGAAAACGGATCAAGCTGAATCTTCTGCTCGACTTCTGCGCGGTGGACCGGAATCTCCTTCGGAGCTTCAATGCCCAGTCGTACATTGTTGCCGCGAATCTGCACGACCGTCACTCGGATGTTGTGACCGATCACGATCTCTTGATTCCTTTTCCGATCCAACACGACAACGATCGACGCCCGCTCTTTGTCGCTGAACTTCACCACCGGCGGTTTCCCGCTTCTGAATCTGATGTCCAAGTCATGCTCCTTTCGTGTCTGCGGCCTGCCGCGGCTCGATCTCCAGACCGAGGTGCGAAAAGGCCCGTTTCGTTGCTTCCCAAGCGTGGTCAACTGCGGCCGGGGCATCTTCCGGCGTCCCCTTCCCGATCAACATCCCCGCGGTGTTGAGGAAGAAGCCGGCCACGTTGCTCATCACAGCCGTTGCCGCTTCGGGTCGGTTGTTGATCGGCATTCCCATTGCATCGCTGAGTTGTCCCGCCATCGCTTTTCTCTCCTGTAAACGTGCCAAGTAATCCGCGTTGCCGCGGCGTTTCAATTCTCCCCGAGCATCAAGGCCCGGGCGTGATCGTCGGTTGTGGTGCGGCATGGCCGTGGTCCCTGGGTTCCTTGTTTCCGCAATCGTCTCGAAGAATCTGGACGTCGGCCGGGGCATCAATGCCGAGACGGACGACGCCGTTGTGCCGCACCTCGACGACCACCACCTCGATGTTGTCGCCGATGAAAATTTTGCCGTTCCGTCGCCTTGAAAGTACCAGCATCGTGCTTCCCTCCATCCATGCGGCCGAAATGAAGTCGCCCTGCTTCCGTGGCCGCTCCCGGACGGGCGACGGTGCTCCTTGCAATCACCGCCTTAAAACCCGTTCCAATAATATGGCTCGGGCACAGGCGGACGTCCTCATCCGTAATGAGCGAGCATAGCGAGTGAACTGCCGCAATTCGTGATCGCTCATGCGGACTCCCAGCACCTTGTTTCTGATCGGAATTGCCTTTTCCGCCATGTCGCACCTCTATGTCTGTTTTCGATTCGTTTCACAATCGTTATCTGTAAATGTAGCCATGGAAAGAATCGCGTCAAGCGGAGTCTTTAGGCGGAATCGCGGAATCCAGAAAATAGTTTCCGCGTGAAAGAATGCCTCGCTTGCCCCGATCAGCCGGCCGAGGGAGGCGGCGGCCCGAAATTACCCGCAGTGGAAGGCTCGTTAAGCGGGCTAGCTACTAATCCGTCAGGGCCAAGCGGAAACGAAAGCGGCCGGCAGGAAACCCACCGGCCGCTCGAACATCGCGCTCAATCGCGCATTGGTTCTCGGTTTACCGCCCAAACAGCCGTCCGAAGAATCTCCGCACCGGCCCTCGCTGGAACCGTACCCGCTCCGTACAGCACGCACTCCCAAGCGTCACTGTCGCAACCGGGCCGACATAGGGCGTGTAGCCCCAATAGCCGCCGGTCGCTGGATTGATAACCGGCCAGGGATACACGACCGGCTGCGGCTGGGGTGGGTAAAACGGCCACGGATGCGGATGAGGGCCAGGTTGCGGACCAGGATAGGCTTGCGGCGTGGTGCTGGCTGGCTTCGGAATCAACGGCAGCTTGACCGGCATCGGCGGCGGGCAATCGACCTTGCAAATGCCGTTGGGGCAGTTCGGGCACGTCGGGCACGTCGGACAGGCTGCCGGCGGCGAGACGACGGGCGCCACGGTCGGACACTGACCGTTTTGGCAGGCAGAACAGGACGAACCGCGGTTGAAGATCCAGCCGGCATCGGCGCGGGTGCAGAACACCAGCGTAGCGAGCATGGCGAGAACAAACACAAAAACTTTCATGGCAGACTCCTTTGCGGGGGTAAAAGGGAGAAACAAATGGCCGGCGGCGATGCAACTCTGCCGCCGGCCGAGGCTACGCTATGTTGCTCGGCGGAAGTGCCGCCAACACCTGTTGTTGGATACCACAGGCTATTTTGCCCGCGTCGTGAAGCTGGTCGAGGTAATCGAGATCGGCCTGTCCGATGCTCACCGGCGGGACCGGTGGTAGGGCAAGCCGCTGGCCGGTCATGGCCGCCACATCGAGCATCAGCTTGCCGGGGTTGGGGTACGGCTGCAAACCGTGGAGCACGGGCTGCAACATTTCCCACGCCCAGCCGCTACAGAACTCCCGGTGGGCTGTATGGTAGCCGGTGTTCTGGTAGGCCAGTAACGCGCCATCCCAATCGTAGGGCAGTCCCAGGCCGGCCCGGGCAATCGCTTGGACTGTTGCCGGTGCGTCGTCTTCGATCCACGTCTCGACATGGTAGGATGGCGAGCCGGTAAGGGCTGCAATGATCCGGCCCATCGGCCCGGTATCCGGGTTGAGCAGGGCGAAGTGCAGTTCCACACCGGGCACCACGGGCACGACGTGCCAATAGGCCGGGTCGCCCTGGTTGGCGAGCGAGGGAATCACCCGCGTTACTTCCTGTTCGGCAATGGCGCTGTAGAACGGCACGGCAAAGCCCTCACTATTTTTTCTGGGGACCTATGATGCATTTCGTTTTACCGCCCTCAGTTCGCGGTTTGCAGCACGTCTTCCGCCGCCTTCAGGGCCTTCAGCACTGGCTCCTTGACGCCCGCGCCATACAGCCGGGTCGCCTTCTCCATCAAGACCGCCGCCCGTCGCGTCGGGCTCGGCTGCGGAGGATTCGGGTTCGGATTCGGCGTGTAGGGCACCGGCGTACCGGCCACGCACCACACGGCCTCAGTACCGATCTGATTGCTGCCGTAGCTGATCCACATGCAGCCGCCGCTGATCGGTGCGGTTGACTTCGGCAGCGTACCGGCCAGGATGTTCGCCGCGCTTACCATCCGGCAACCCGAAAAGTCCCAGCAGCTTCCGCACTGCCCCTGATCAGCGATCGGTGGTTGGCTGGCCAATGCGTTGTAGCTGGCCGGTAGGTTCTGCGCGATCTTGGCCAAGTCGTCTTCGGCCCGCATATGAGCGCGGCGGGAAGCGGCATGGAGGGCGGCGCGAACGTTCGGCGGTGGCAACTTCAGGCCGGTCGGCAGAAATCGACCCTTCCGCAGAACGCTCTTGCCGGTCGTCGGGTCGATACCCCATGCCGAGCCCCAGGAATTTATCATCAACCACGCGCCCGTGGCATCATCCCAGCCTACTTGGTAGACATCGTGGTTGACCCCATTGGCATTACCGCTGAACACGCCGCCCGAATAGCCCATGAACGAACCATCGGCTGCCACGGCACAGCCGACGCCCCCGTACTTGAGGATTGCGGCTTTGATGAGATTGGTGGCGGCCACGCCGGTCGTCGAGCTATCGGCATATCCCCAATCGCTGACCGTATAGAGCGACACGCCCGTGCCCGCCATCGTTTGGCAACCTTGGCTATAGCCCACATAAGGTACGTAGTCGGCCTCCCGCGGGATTCCCATATTCTTGGCGTTGGCCAGAACCGTCGTGTTGTCGTCCCCAGAGCAGCCGCCGTTTGAGCCTGCGCACCCGTCGAGGATGAACTGCGGGCTGAGCCAGTTCGTGATTGGTGCGAGCGTGAGCTTCACCGGCACAGGCTTGGCGGCCGACTTGCTCGCGCCGCAAATCTGTTGCTCGAGGGCAACCGCCTCGGCGATCACAGTTGCTGGGATATTGGCGCCAAAGGCATTCGCCATCTCCAACCCGATCACGGCAAACGTCGCAATCGTGCAAGCTCGCTGAGGGTTGATCTTGACCTCGGCCTGGATCGCGGCAGCGTAACGGTCGCCGGCGTCGGATCGGCCAGCGGTCACGTCGGCACGTGCTTGCCGCAGCGCCCACGTCAGGCCCCGGTAGGGTCCGATCGCCATTCGGTCCCCCACTCCCCGAGCGAACGCCTCGCCAATGTCGGCTGCATCATCGTTTGCTACGGCTGCGGATCGGGCACACGGGCATGGCTGTGCGCCCAGGCACGGCAGCGAGCCGGCCAACATCAACACGAGAATCGGGATCTTCAACATGGGAAATCCTCCGTTAGAAAAAACTGGTGAAATCGCAACGCACGTCAGCTTACCCCAGGCGTTGGGTGTGTCAAGCGAAAATCTGGTATGACATCGAGACGCAGTTGCATAGTCCCCCTTCGAGGCTAAGGCGCGAGCAGTCGATCCCTTCGAGCCACAAATCAGGGTGGGCCGCCCAAAGGCACTTCTCGACGGCTGTGTTCTCTTCCAGATCGTCGAACGTCGGGTAGAGGATGGCACCCGCAACCTGAAGGTAGTTGACGTAGTAACCGTAGCCCTCATTTTGGTCGTCGGCATCGGGAAACTGCGCCCGAAACTCCTCTTCGTCCAACTCGGGACAAAGGTGGTAGGCGTAAGGGAATGGGCAGGCATCGATCCCGTGGCGGTCGAGGATGTTGGCCACCTGGCAGTCGTATTCGATGAACTGCCGATCCCGGAGGCTCCGGTAGTCGTTCAGAAACACCGTCTCGGCATCCACCCATTTGCAGATGCCGTCGCTGTGCCCCAGCGTGTCGCCCGGCTCGGGAGGGATGAACACGATCTCGGCCTCCAGCAGCCGCCCCAGCTTGTAGGCTAGCACGCCCGGGTCGATCCCCGGGTTGTGCTCGAACACCATCCGGGTCATTATCACCCGGTCGCCGTACCGCACCACGTTGCCGCCGTCGAGCACGATGTCGGAGCGTTCGATTCGGCCGTAATTCTCCAGCGGTTCCCAGACCGAATCGGGAACGACCAACTGCGGGTAGGCTTCGTAGCCCAGGCCCGGGGCCTTGTACTGGAACTTGACAAAGCCGCTCGGCGTCTGGATCGGTGCCCAGTCTCGAACCCATATGTTGCTGGTGTCCAAAACCCGGCAGTCGACGTTGACAAACCGCAGGGCGTCTCGCATCCCGTTGAACACTTCGGGGTGACGGTTCAGGGCCTCCGCGATGTAGACCACATTGCAGTCCGCGTCTTTCATCGGTCCCGCCTTTCAATGCTGACCAAAGGATCGACACCAGCCTCAACGTGCGTGAGCACTTTGTGTAATGGCCTGAGACGCAGGCGCGGGTTCAACGGCAACACCAGCACGCACATCGAACCCCATTCGATCTTGCCGAAAACTTCGTTCTGGTTGTAGTACGCGGTCTTCTCATCCTTCACGGGCAATATGCAATTTACGTCACTGTCAGCAATCTGCACCAGCCAATACTCGTACTTGAGCGAGCCACAGTAGCAGCGATTGACCACCCGCTTGTTGCTCTGCATGAAGCCAAACGTGCCGGGGCGAATCAAGCCCTTGTCCAACAAGTCGTGCTCGGCCCAGATCATGGGCACGTTGCTGGTGCGTAGCGGCGGCACGGCGTGCCGGGTCATGGTCACATCGGTGGGCGTGCGATTGCAATGAACGTCCGCCGCAGTCATGAAGATGGCCGTCACTAATGCCGGGCCGTCGAGCTTGCGGCACAACAGGTCGTTGACCGTACAGTCGGCGCCCTTCACATCAAACACGTCTTCATCGGGGGCCAGGCGGGACTGGCTGGTAATCACGCCATCGGCCGGCGCCGAGAACAAGTCCCGGTTGGCCCACATCACGCGCGGCGGATTACGGAAAAAAAAAATTGTGGTAAGCCTCCTCTTCGGTCATGCGATCATATCGCTTGATTTCAGGCGTTTTCAGCCATTCCTTCAGGGGCAAGGCCATGCTGCTTCCTTTTTAGTTCGTGATATGCCTTCAGGCCAATCGAGACATTTTTACGCCTCCTCCTCCGTCATTTTCTGGTAACGGAGAACTTCCGGCGTCTTCAACCATTCTTTCAAGGGCAGCGCCATGGGTCACTCCAGGGGAACGGCGTATTGGGCCCGGTTGATATGGAACACATTGCAGGAGAGGTCACTGCCCCCCTTTCCGATCTCGCTCAGGTCGGGCATGACCAACTGGAATTCGTGTTCGGCACAGACTTCCTCAAGGAAATGCCGCTTATCCCGTTGCTCTTTCCAGTCATCATCGTGCTTGCCGGCCAACTCCAGGGCTTCGAGGTTGCTCCCGCACAACACCAGATTTTGGGTGCGGACACAGTTGGTCGTACCAGCGTAGGCGATCTTCTTGGGCACGGGGATAATCTCTGCCACCTTCTCGATGGCCTTGACCTCTTCAGGTTTCAGGCAGGACGTGGCGACGATGATCTTGTCGGTGGTCAAGGGGAATATTTCGGTATCGAGGTGATAGTTGCGTTCATCGGTCATTTCGATGGGAATGACCTTCATGCCGTGCTTTTCCTCAAACCACTCCAGGGCCTTCTTTTCGGTCCTGATTCCCCAGGCACCGATGTAAATGTTGTCGTGGACGCTTTTCAGATCGGCCTCGCCCTCAAAGTAGAACGGGCACTTCTCCACCTTGTATCCAGCCGCCTTGAAGTAATCCATCGCCGCCTTTTCTTCGCCGCGGCGGGGCTCGCTCTTGTAATTGGACCCAACGAAGATCGGCTCTTTGCCGTGGCAAAGCATGATCCCGATGTTGGCGATGTACGTGGCGTCGGCAAAGTCACCGATGGACGGCAAGACGTGGACGAGCGTGTTTTCCGATGACAGCCAGCCGTAGAGGCTCATCCATTGAGAATAGCACTTGGACCAATTTTCCTTTGCCTCTTCCTCGGTCATCCGCTGCATCCAGGTGTTGTTGGGATCATCGGTATCCCAGCGGTGAGGGAAGATCATCGCGAAGGTCGGGAAGTCTAACAGCGATGGCAGTTCGATCTTGACATTCGGGTCCGGCTTGATCTGCGGCTCAGAGGTGGCCTGCTTGGGGCGGATCGGGTTGCGTGTCGGGGCGGGCTTCGCGGGAAGCGTCATAATGATCCTGCTGGCTTTCTGGAATTCAACAGTTCCTTGTAATCCTTGAGGATCTGTTTCCACTCGACGGGTGCAATGTAACCGGCCTCGGCCCGCTTCTGCTCGGCCTGCATCTTCTTGACCAGGATCGGGCGAACGATCTTCCACTCTTCGTCAGTGGTCATTTCGGCAGCGTGAAGGGCCTGAGTCATCGGCTTGTCGGCGTACAGGTTGGCCATCCGAGTGGCCATAGATTTCTTCCTGATCTCCCGTAGCTCAGCCGGCCCGACCTTTCCTTTCCAGTCGATTCCGGCGATGCTTTCGCCCTTCGACAGCGCATCCCGAAGCTGCTTGCGAATGTCGCCCTTTGATCCGGTTTCCGTTTCCTCCGGTGTCTTGGGCGTGTGGCTACTCAGCGACTTGAGGTAGCCGACCGATGGGCTGTCGATCGCTGACTGCGGGGCCTGCGGAACGCCGAAGAATGCGGCGGCTTGCGTGGCTGGGCTTTCGCCTTTCTTCGACTGCTGGGCGATGTTTCGGCCAGAGAACGGAATGAACTGCTTGGCGATGTACTCCCCGATTTGCTTCATCTGCTGCATCGCCGGATCGTTCTCGTTGCGGATCTGGTCGCCGTAGTAGTCTCGGTTCTGCATCATTTGCCACATGGCCGAGGCCAACGGGTTCGCCTTGTTCTGGATCGTGCGGATAGGCGACGTGGCAAACCCCATCACGTCCTTCATGTAATCGGGGAACTGAATACGACGATCCTGGCCCAATTCATCTTTCTGGCCGGTGGGCGGGTACATATAGTCCCACAACTGCTGGGGACCATGGCCGGTGTAGAGGTAGGTGGCGATCGCCCCGAGTACGGCGTGGGTCAAGGGCAGGGCGATGGTGTAGGCGGCCCGATGGGAGAAGTCACCGTGAAACAGATCCTTGGCGCCCAGGCCGAGTTCCCGCATGGTTCCTAGGTTCCAGCCAAGCGACCGGGTTCCCAACATCAGGGAATCTTTAAGGGTTTTATTCCAGAAGAGGTTGTCGTAAACCAACTCACCCATTCGGTTGTCCACGCTATCCCACGCCTTTCCCATCACATCGCGGAAATCCTGACGACTGATCTTGGGATCCATCTTGGAAAGCTCGTACTGGGCCATATCGGCGAAGGCACCCCGCTTCATGGTCGGTACGATATGCTCCATGAGCAGCCAAGACGACTTCTCGAGCGCGGCAGCCAGGGCCTTGGGAACGGCCGAGGGTCGGCCTTCCTTGAGTGCCTTTACGAAGCTGTCCCATGCCGAGGTGGACTTGGGGCCCAGGCGGTTGAACGCTTCCCGTCGCAGCCGGAAGCCGCCGGCCATCCCAGCGTCCGCAATCGCCGCCATGTCGCCACCAACCGAGCCGGGCCGAATCGCTTCCTTCAAGAGAGACCGACCCTTGAGGTAGTTCGAAATCGGGGCGATGGGGGCACTCAGGGCCGTCTTGGCGGCTGCTAGCGGCCGGGCATCGGCGAGTTCCTTTGCGGCCAACGCGAGTCGGGAAATGACGGAGTTTCCTGCCGTGGTGGTCAAGTGGAAGGCCGACAAGCCCAACTGGGCCATGTTCAACAGGTTACCGGTGTAGCGGAGGGAGTTGTAGATCGTCCCCCACGTTTCGCTGTTGCGCAGGCCGGGCGAGAGATGGTTGTTGATGACCCTCGCCGCGTCGGGGTGGGCGTAGTAGTCGCCGCGGTGGACGAATTCAGGAGCGCCCGGGCTGCCGTCTGCTTTCGTGGTTGGCCGCCGCTCCCAGACTGTGGCGATCTTGTCGTTGATCTTCACCCACCCATCAGGCTGCGACCCAGGGGTGCGTGCCAGCTTGATGTACCCCTGATCCTTCCCTTCGGCCAAAATCTTCTGGGCCATTTCGTACCGGCCCATTTCGTGCAGCTTCAGCATGACCAACTCAGCCGGGTTTTCGGTCACAGGCTTCAGGCCGGCCGCCAAGCCTTCCTTCGTCGTCGGGATGGTCCGCTTCTTGAGGAAGGACTTTGGACCTTCGAGGGGCTTCTTGCCAAAAATCTTGGCCGCGGCGTTGGGATCTTCCCAGATATGGGGGAAATAGTTCTCAATGAAGTTGTCCAAGTCGCCTTTGCCCAGGTCTTGGATCCGCTTCTTGCCAATGTCCAGGGCGATCCGCATGGTGTCGGCCGCCCGCTGAAGCTCGGACGTCGGCTGCTTGGCCCCTGTCTCAACACCGTCGATGAAGTCGTACCGGCCTTGTTGTGGCAACTTCATCAGGGCTTTGCCAAACTTGCCGAGGGCATCGTTGATCTGGTCATCCCGCATCGCAAGCTCCGCACCCTTCTCACGGATATTGCCGGCCATCGAGCGGGCTTCCGTCGAGACAGTGGCGGGGCTGAGAGCGGCGTGGAGAGACTTGGCAATGTTGCCGATACCGGCCGCGGCGTCGTTCAGGTCGGCCATTACGCCAGGAGCCGGAAGTCCCATGAACCGCTGACTTCGATCGGCGTCGATGTCGTCGAACAAGTCTTGCTGCCCCGGCAAGTCTTCCATGCCGTGGAACATGGATCGCTGGGACTGTCCATAGGAGCCTGCAACTGCCGCATGGGCTTCCTTCAGCACCTTCGGATCGTCCAACCGCACTTCGGGTATCGGTTCTCGGTTCAACAAGTCCCATACCGCTCGACTGGGATCTTTCCGCGCCTCGCTGCTGAATGCTTCGGGGTTCGCCTCGACAACCCGCTCAGCTTTCACGTCGAAGTCCTTCAACAGCTTGCCGGTAGCATCATCGCCCCGGTAGGTGAAGTCCTTGCCCGTGTTCTCGATGTTGTGACGCATCAAGCCGGTAATGCCGGTCTGCCGATGGGCGTCGGCTTTGGCGGCTCGCTCGGCGGCGTTCTGCTCTTTCATCCCGGCATGAACGTCCGAAACGACGCTTGCAAAAGTCTGGGCAGGCAGATCGTTTTCCTTTGCGTAGCGGTCCACGTTCTCTTCAGGCGTGGCTTTCGGTGCCTCCTTGATGATCTTCCCCAGCCGTTCGCGGAGTGGTGGCTTCTTTACCGCTGCCCCAGGTGCAGGCGGTGGTACTGCTTGCGGGCCGCCTCCTTCTTGCTGACCCGCTTGCCCTTCAGTATCCCCGTCCCCGCGTCCGCTCGGTTGAACTCCTTGGCCACCGTCTGGGGGATTCCCATCTTGCGGGCGAACGACTTGCTGTGGGCCGCGGCTGCCATCGTCCGGGCCTGCTTTTTCGACTTGCTGGGCATCGCTTGGTACTCCTGCTGGTTGTGGGGCCGTAGCCCCGGTTTGCTGCTCAGACGCTACGCTGGTGGCCTCTAGCGGCTGGGCGGCCGGTTCCTGGGCTGTTGGAGCCTGCCCGGCCGGCGGCTGCTGTTGGGCCTGCTGGGTGGCCTGTTGGCTGGCTTTTTGCTGTTCATCACGGAAGGCGTTGCGGGCGGCCTGTCCTTTGGTGATTACCTCATCAGGAACGCCATGCTCCTCGGCCACGCTCCGACTGATATTCCCATCGGGGGGTAACAGTTTGGCACCGAGGGCATGGGTTGCCGAAATCACCCCACCTTGAATGAGGGTTTGAGCGGTGGTCTCCTTGATGTCATCGGCTAGCCGGTCGTAATCCAGGGCCTTGGGATCGACCCCAGACAGCTTCGCGTTGACGGCACTTCCGACTGATGCCACCAGGGCCGGCGGCAATTGCTCAGCGGTGGAGATCCCCACGCTCTTGAGTCCTTCCAAGACGCCCTTGGCTGCCAGTGTGCTTCCCTTTTCGCCCAGTACGGACACCAGGCCACCGGCCCCAAACTTCTGCATGATGGCGTAGGGGACGCCTTCCACAAGCCCCTGCCGGAGTACGTACTTGTTCAGTTCCGCGCCTTTCAGGCCGGCATCTTTCCCTCTTGTGACGGCTTTGTCCGCCGCCTGTGCAGCCATCGTTCCGATGACACCCCATGGGCCGCCCAACGATGCCACGGTCATAGTCGGAAGAGTTTCGCCAGCCCCCCGCAGACCACGCATCACGGCAGCCGGCAAGAGCCCCGTCTTGTCGCGCTCAGCCGCCGCCTGTTGGTAGGCATCGGAGAATCGGTTGACAAAATCCGCGTGATCGGACGCTCCGAAGAATCTCGCCACGGGGGAAACCACGCTTGCACCCAAGCCGACCGCCGTAGCCTTGAGGTTGGGAAACCACGCCTCGTCGAGTCGCTTCTTGGCGAAGGAAAGCATCTGGGCCTTCTCTTCGTCAACCGCGGACACTTCAGGCTTGACGACTTCCGCATCAGCGGGTGGCGTCCATCGCTCAGCATCGACGGGCGGTGACCAGGAACCAGCCGCCGATCCTTCCGCCGAATCAACAAGCTCGGCGTCTTCAGGGGGTGCCCACGGCATGACGACGCCCCTTCTTTACGTAGGTTTGTCCGTCTGGGCCAACAAGTTTCTCGCCCGGTTGGAGTGTTGCCCACTGTTTGGCAAATTCGTCAGGCGCGATTTGCTGTTGCCTTTGCTGCCCCGCTGACTTCTCTTCGTCTGGGCTGGCGTTGCCTTCCAACTGATCGACCCGTTTCTTGATCGTGGTGTACTCGGTCTGCGCGGCTGGCGGCAGTTGGTCCAGCGTCAGGTGCCCCGGAAGCATGTCGGCCATCTTCTGCTTGCCGGTGTCGATTTCCTGCTGAGCCTCGGGGGTGATCTGCTTGGCGGGTTGCTCTTGACCGCTACGCTGGGGAAGCGGGTAGGCTTTCTGAACCCGCCGTTCGATTTCGTCTTCGGAATACTTTGGGGTCAAGTCGGGATTCTGTTCTTTTTCCAACCGGCCCCGCATTTTGTCTTGGTCAGCGCGGACACGAAGCTCTCGGTCCAGGTCGTGCATTTCCCACTTCTGTTTACGTTCATCCTGGAATCCCATCCCCTTCAGGTCTGCCGCCTCGCCTTTGTCGGACGCCAATCGGGCTTGTTGCTGGAGCTTGTTGTGTTCGATCTGCGCCGTGAGAGCCATCTTGTCCACGGCATCCTTGTGGCCCATCGCCGCGCGGTTGGGCATGGGCCGCCCCGTCTTCGGATCGGGCGAGTAGAGGCTTGAATCGCTGGGGTCGAGTCCCATCTGCCGGAACTGGGCCAAGTAGGCCTGCGACCGCTCGGCAGCGGACTGAGGCCGGGCGAACTGCCGCGTCAGGCCCTTGATGTCATCCTCGGCTTTGGCCATCGCCTGCTTCTTCTCTTCCGGCGTCAGGCTGTTGCTCGACCAAATCGAAGCCAATGCCTGCCTTGCCTTGCCGATCAATGGGATAGCGGCGGGGTCGAGAATCAACGAGCCGCTTTCGAGGCCCTGATTTAAGAACTGGTCTTGTTTGGCTTGCTTCTCCTGTTGAATGACCTGCATTTTGTAGTGATTCTCGGTCGAGATTTCACTGTCCGTGCCCTCGCCGTATCGCATCCGGTGCAACAGCTTCTCCCGGGCTTGCTGACCGTCCAGGGCCATCTTCTGCAACACCGTCCGGTGCATCTGGTCGCTCAGTTGCGAAACCATGTCCATCTGCATCTTCTGGTTCGCCTGCCCGACCTGGAAATCCTGCTGCCGGCCTTGGGTGTCCACGTCGAAGTCGTGCAGCCGGGCGTCTCGCAACTCTTGGACGCCCGCTTGGAACATATCCTGATCGGCCTTGAAGCCTTGCTCCTGCCCGAGCTTCTGAAGGTCGAAGGTCTGGATGGCCTGATCCCGGTCGGCCAGCGCCGCCTGCTGGGCCTTGAACTGGTCTTGCTGCTGCAAGTGCTCCAAGTGCATTTCCGCAATGCGGCCGGCTTCATGCCGCTCGAATAGTTCGTCTTCGTGCTCATTGCCCGCAAGCTGGCGGTTGAACTGGCCCTGTTCCGTCTGGGCCTGGAGGCCGTAGTTGTACTGGAATTGCTGCAGCGCGCCCAACTGCCGACTGCGGTGCTCCATCGCCATCTTGAGAATGTCGGGCGAGGCGCCGGCCGGGGTGTTGGTCGGCAAGAGCCCGGTACGGACCCCGACGTCGCGATCCGCGGCCTGCTGGGTAAGCTGATCGTTCTTCTGCCGAATTCGCTGGGCCTCGGCATCGGCACGAGCTTGTTGGTCCGCTCGGCGGCCAAGCATCCGCCGCATGACGGGCGGTTCGTTCTGGTCGATACTCTGGTCAATTCCTTGAGACATGATGGTCCTCTCAGCCGTAGGCTGCCGCGCTGTAGGAGCCCGGATAGTAATTGCCGCCGCCAGCCACGTTCTGGTTATTGACCTGGGCCTGCTGAGCGTAGATCGCGGCGTCGTTGCTCTGGCCCTGCTGCGAGGATTGGTTCGAAGCGGCGTTCATCGCGGCGTTGGCATACTGCTGGTTCACGCCGAGGTTTCCCAACCCTAGAGCCGTTTGTGTAGCCTGTTGTTGCCCCTGCAGGCCGAGTTGAATGCCGCCAAGTCCGAATGTGGATTGCGCCCCAAGCTGGGTCTGAGTCAACTGCTGGTTCAAGGCGTTCAATCCCAACTGGTACTGTTTCATGAACCCGCTCGCAACGGACGGCGCAATGGATGTTCCGGCCAACCCGGAAGCTGCCTCTTGTTGTTTGGCCTGCCCTAGCGTGTTCTGGTAGGTCTGATACGCCGCCGCCTGCTCGGCGTTACCGTAGCCCTGCAACTGCTGCTCGACGGCCCCGTACAACGCGGACGGGTCCATTCCCGCAACGGTCGGCATGGAGGATTGGTAGGACATGAGTTGAGACATAATACGATTCCTAGTTGATCGTGTAGACCGAAGATCCTTGGCATCCGAGGTTGATCGTCGGCGAGCCGTTGTATGTTCCCGCTATCGGCTTCATTTGCTTGTAACTGCCAATCGAACCGTTAGTCGCAACGCTCGGCTGAGTAAAAAAGTAAAGGCCGCTGTTCTGTATTCCATAATTCCAATTGTTCATGTACCACAGCCCATCAGTGCCACCGAGTGCCAAAAACGGAATGAGACCCTGATACAAAGCATCGTAAATTGGAGGGCTCCCAGCAATGTATACTCCCGACTGTGCATAGAATTCGACGATAGCGAGCTTCCCAATCTCGAAAGCGGGAAAAGAAACGCCAGACCCGGCCCAGTTCGTTCCAAAGCTTCCGATGACGTAACTTGCTCCCGTATTCTGATCGTAAAGAGTAACATTTGCCGCGCCGTCGCTTCCCGATGGTCCTGGAAATGAAATGGAAACATTGACCTTTCCCATGTCACATCAGTAGTTCAAAATCAGAGCCGTTGTGACATTGACAGTTCCGATCGTCAGGGGATCGGGAACTCCGCCCGTGATGGCCACACCATTGACAGTCAGGGAATCGGTCCTCGTTCCTCCCGTTACGTTCAATCCCGTTCCGACAACATTGACTCCACCCTCCAGATAGCATCCACCAGATTCAACGGTCAGGGCAAAGGGTTGATTGCCTTTCCCCTGGCAGACGATCGGGTAGGTGAGGAGCGTTCCGGGCACAGTCATTCCGGTTCCCGGTCCCAGGCCAAATGCCCCCACTACGTACAGGCCGCCAAAAATCTGTGTGCCGTATTGATACGACCCCGTGTTGTTGAACTCAAAGATGCTGTTGGCGGTAGCCGCACCCTGAAACAAGACCCCGAGGCTCGACCCGTTAGCGGCGGTGTTGACCGTAAGGGTGGTCACCGAAGAACTGGACGAGGTAAGGGTCAAGGCCCCGAAAGTCGGAGAGGAAGTCGAGCCTAGCCCCACGTCTGCGGCAACTAACGTGTGCCAGGTGAGCGCCGACCCACTACTGTTGACTTGGAGGAATTCATTCGCGTTGCCGCTTGTATAGGTAGGAACCCCAGACGCGGGAGTTCGCCAACCGAGATAAGGGGTGGTGGTCGTCGAGACCGTGGTGAGAACTTGCCCGACACTGCCGACGCTTTGGATTCCCGTGCCGCCGTTGCTCACCCCAAGAACCGAGACTGACTGCCACGCGCTGCCGGTGGATTGCAGGAAGTTCCCCGCCGTGCCCGCGCTGGCGAGACCGGTGCCCCCATACGAAGCCCCGATAACCCCCGCAGTCCACGTCCCCGCAGTAACCGTCCCCACGGTCACCAGATAGGTACTGCCATGCCAGGTTGATAGCGCCGTGTTTTCTACGCTCCCGAGTCCGATATCGGAAGCCAAAGGATAGTGCCACTGAAGCGACGTGCCGTTACTCTGAAGCAATGCACCGTTTCCGCCTACCGCATCGAGGCCAGTACCACCGTACTCCGTTCCGACAACCGTTGCCTCCCATGCTCCGGTCGTGATCGTACCAACTTCCGTGATGTTGGTCGTGTCGGCCCACTCGCAACCCGTCCCATCGCTAAAGAGAATCGTGCCATCAGCGCCCACATCATCAAGTCCCGTTCCTCCATTAGCAACCGGCAGCACACCCAAAACGATCTGAATACCGCCGCCGCCGCTTGTTGGGGCAAACCAGATCACTTCGGTTATCCCATTGAGTGTCACGTACTCCAGCGCATTCCCGGCACCGTTGACGATCAGCAGTTGGTAGGGAGTTCCAACGGAAGTCAGGCCAGTTCCCCCGTAAGCGATTGCAATGGTGTCTGCATTCCATGCTCCCGTAGTGACAACACCCAACGTCGTGCCGTTGTACCCGCTGTCCTCGACGATATTCCCCGACGTACCATTGAATGCCACGAAGTTCCCGTCAACCGCCGAAGACGGGCCGACGATCGCGTTGGAAGTTCCCGATGACACCACATCCCAGTCACCGCCCACCGATGCCTCACTGCCACCCGCGTTGGTCGTGAGGCAGATAATCAGATTCGTAGCCTCGACGGTTGCCCCCGATGAGCCACCGATATTGCCAGAATCCGAGCAGACGTAAAGATCCCCAGCGGTTCCTGCCGGATAATCCGGATCGTCCGAACAGTCGATGGTGCCCTTGAACGACAAAGGAGCGCCAATGCTCCCTGATGTACAGAGGCCATTCTTGAATACCAACCCGCTGGTCGTGATCGACTGCCCCGGCGTGCCATCGGATGACCAGTAAGCCGCCGCCTGGAATGCCACTTGCGTAAATACGATGGCGTCGGGGGCACCTGCACTAAGTTCCAACCCCTTGGGAACGTCTCCACCGCCGGGATTGATGGCAATTCCGTAATTGTCTTCGCTGTCCAAGTAGAGTTCGCCGCCGAGAGCGTAGATAGGACCAGCAGCGGTTGAAAAGGTTGTCGATGGACTGCTGCCAGGGGTAAAGGTGAGCACGGTATTCCCGCCGGCCCCAACATTGAGATTGCCGGCCACATCCTCGCCGATCCCACAGTGACCATCCGCGTCGAAATAAACGCCCGGCCCAAGTAGGTACAAAGCACCCGCGTTTGAGAACAGCGTCGTCCGTGCTGGTGTGGCGTCCGTCGCAATCTGGAATTCAAGAACGTCTTGGCTGGAGGCTCCAATGGCAACATTCCCGCTGGCATCCTCGCCGATTCCCCCTTGCTCGGCTGCATCGAAATAGATCGACCCCAGGTGACCGGACAAACCGCCCAGCACAAACAGCGGCCCCGCGGCATCCGTCAGCGTGGCGGAAGGCGTATCGCCCACGGCAAACGTCAGCACATCGTTCCCACCCGCCATCAGACTCAGGTTGCCCGTCGATTCTTCGTAAATACCGGCTTGCGGCACGCCTTCCGTGCCCGACTTGTCCAGGTAGATGGAACCCCGATTTTCAGACTCCGAGAGAGCCCCAAGAGCATACAGCGGCCCGGCAGCCGCCTCGAACGTGATATTCGGATTGTCGCCCATGTACACATCGATGAACGGCGTATCGACACTTGGACCAAGCAGCCAATTCTCATTCGGCCAATTCTTCTGAACTGTGTAATCGATGTAGCCATCATCGTTCGTACCGTTGTAAGGCACGAGTTTCTGTAGCCGGCTGTACATATACTGGGCTTGCTGTGCAAGGTTTCCCAGGGTGCTTGCCAGTTGGTTGTACTGCTGCTGAAGGATTTGCAGAGCAGCAAGCGCTTGCTGAATCTCGGCATCGGTTGAAGCCAGAGAGTTGATTTGTGGCGGCTGGGGATTTTGCGGCCAGGGGTTGGTGGATACCATCATCGAATCGGTCCTCGCTTACGTGGTTCTATGCGAATTCCTTCAATGGCCCACTGGTAGCTGCCTGAGAGCATGATCGTGTGCGCCGGCCCGGGCGCTTGCGGATAGTCGCGGTGGTTCGCACCGGCAGCAAAGCTTCCGTTCCACGGCGCGCCGCTGGCCACTGCCGCGGTCACCGCCGCCTGGACGGCTTCCTGCGACGTTTCCCCCGTGAAGATGCCCCAATCCACTCCTTGGCCGTTCGGGTCCAGATCCGCCGCAATCTGGAGGATTTCGCCAACGTAGCCCGGCCCACCGAAGCGGAACGGGCCGTACACCACCACGGAAACCAGGTCCGTGCCGTCGTCAGTCGTTGCGGTGGGATCGAAATATCGCAGGTAGCCGTCGTAACCGCCCAGCACAACTTGCGTGGCCGTGCTGGCGCCGGGGGTGTAATCGATGGCTGCGGTAGGCTGCATCCCATTGGGCATCACAACCGGCCAAAACCGACCGAGAACCAAGTCGAAGAACCAGTGTTGCCCGGCGGTTCCCGCTGTGGGCGTGATGAAAATATGAACGCCCCGGGCCTGGAGGTCATAGACCAGATTGACGGCATTGTTTAGGTAATCGACGTTCAGCAGTTCAACCGGCAACTGCGGGCGAGACAGCGAAACCGGAGCAGAGCCGCCGCCGTAGGGAATCTGGTAGATGCCGTCCCGACTGAGAATAATCATCGACCCGTCCGGCAGCGTACACCAGGCGTTGGGCCCCATGACCCCGACTTCGCGACTGAGGTTGACGATCTTGCCACCGTACCCCGGGTCGCCGTTCAGAATCCAGAGCGAGGAATCGCAAGCGAAGATGAGATACTGATCCGAGTGCGGCATCAAGGCCGTCAGCGGCTCGGGAATCTGGAACACGTTGGCATCTTCGCCGCCGACTGCCCGCGTCGGGTCGCCCGGGTCGTATCCGTAGTCGTAGTCTTGCGGGAATCCCTGCCGGCTCATGTACCAGACGCCAGCCGGCCAGCCGGCCCACACGATCCGACCGTTGTAGGCACAACATAGGGGGCAGTTGAGCGGAGGCAGACCCGGAGTCGGGCTCATCCAGGAAAGGATGTAGGGCTGACCAGAGCAATTTGCATCGGTTGTCTGATCGACAAGAACCAGATCGGTGTCGTCGGTCAGCGAGGCCACCAGGTATTGCTGCGTGCCGATCCCGCTGACGTTGGGAATGGTCAACGTGAGCATGTTGGCGGCCGTCGGCGCTGGCACTCCCGCCCAAGTACCGCCCGTCAACACGACAATTCCATTGGTCGAAGTGACCGTTCCCGTTGAATAGTTGTAGTTTGGCAAGGGCATCGAACCGCAGAGGCTCGTCAACGCAGCGGTCGGCTTCGTCGGATCAAACACCTTCGGCAGCCGGCCGATCTGCCACACCACGCCGCCGGACTGGTTGGGCAGCGTGCCGTCGATCTGGATGTAGCCCGTATGAACGGCCGTGATGGGGAACACATTGGCCGTAGAGTTCTGGATCAACCCGTCGATGTTGCCGATGGGGGCGTTGGGGTTGATGAAAACCACGTCCAGCGAGGTGTTGATACTCAGCGCCGTCCAGTCAGAAATCGAGCTTGCCGAAAGCTGGTTGCCGCTGGCAATCGTTCCATCGGGGGCATTGGCCGGCGACTGGATCGACGACTGCCGGTAGTCGGCCACGTAGAAATACTGGCTGAGTTGTGCCCCCTGAAGCACACCCGAGGTGTTGAGCGTTCCCGACACCGAGGCCATCGACCCGCTCGATGATTGGTAGAGCGTGCCCCCGACAACCCCAACCAGATAGTTAGCCACCTGGCCGTTGGCTTCCAAGAGCGTGGCGAAGTTCAAGAGTTGGAAAGGCCCGGTCCCACAGCGGGAGGAAAGGTACTTGGCGAGACACGGCCGGGCGCCGCCGCGTTGACGCTGCCCGTGCATCTGGGCATCCGTCAAGTTTACGATGTCGTAGCTGCGGACGTTCACCGCGTAAGGAGTACAGTATGGCGGGGTCTGGTCGAAACCTGCGTTTCGATTGATCCCGCCAACTGGAAACCTGAGTTCGACAAGTGGACTCTTGACCTTCGCCACGGCCGCCTCCGATCAGGCAGAACCTTTGATCGTGCCGTTGGCAACAAGAGCCGAACGAATGGAGTTGAGCAAGGCGATGGTCGCCGCGTTGTCGGTCTTGATCGCGGCCAGGCCCGTGTTCAGGTTGGCGTAGTCGCTGGCGTAAGTCCCGGTCATGGTCTCCGTCACTTGCGTCTGCGTCACGGCCGCCTGTGCCGCGCCGGCCGGCTGGCTGGAGGGAGCACTGGCCCCGAAAACCCCTAGGCCACCACTGAGGGCAATGGCAGTCGTGTTCTCCGTAGCAGCCGGAATCGACGAAATCGCACAGCCGTAGGAATCAACCACTCTCCACTCTATGTTGGCCGAGGAGTTCTCGAAAGACTGGAGGTTGGCCCACTGACCGGCCGCTGAGAAAGCGATAGTGCCGGTGGTGTTGCTGGCCGAGTCGTACACCGTCACGGTGCAATTGCTGCTGGCGACGAAGGTGGTGCAGTCGAGCCGCAAGCGGATTCCTGAATGGGAACCCACTCCCATCAACAGGGTTCGCGTTTCGGCCGCGCCGCTGGCCGGGGTCAGCTTCATCACCTGACGATCGCGCGTGGCGACAAGGATTCCGCCAGGGCCAGGATCAGGCTCTCCCACAAAGGGAGCCTTCAAACTTTGGTGCAGAATGTTGGCAGCGTCCATAGAAGAAACTCCTCCCCATTTTCAGGGGACTAAGGTTGCTCGCCGGTAAATGCCCCGACGAATGGCGTACAAATCAACCAGGCGGAGGTAAGTAGCCTGTGTAGCCCCCCGCGTCATACCAAATCGGTCCCAACTGCCGCCAGTTCCAGTCGGCCCCGGCTATCCCCCGGTGGCCATGATCGACCCCCAGCGTGTCCGCCGAACCGTACTCCCGGTCCCGCTGAATGGCCGCCTGAAGCATCGGCCCTACGGCGCGGCTGTGAACGGCATCGGGGTGGCTGGCGTCCATCCCCTTGATGTCGCGCTCCGCCGCCGCCAAGCAGGCTTCCGTGATAACCGCCGCCAAGACCGTCCCGCCCAGCGGGTAGATGTTCGTCGAGTCTACCCCGGCCGCTGACCAGGTGCCGGTCACTTCCAGGGTGTGCTGATGGCTGGGGACCGGCCAAAAGCTGAAGCATCGTGCGGAGCCGGCCGTGGGGTCGAAAATCTGCATCGACAGAGCGTACATTTCCGGCCGCCGCGGTTGGGCATCGTGTTGCAACCGCCGCCGAATCTCGATCGGGTCCACACGCTGGATAGGTCGCCGCCGGATGTTCGGCCCTGGCGGGAAAGTGACTTCGCCCTCGAAGCTGTCGTATCCCGTTGGCATCGGGTAGACGTTGAAGCACAAACTGTAGGGAATCCCGGCCGTGAAAGCCGGCCCGGCGTAGCTGGCCAAGACCAGGGCCGTCGCACTGGTTTGCGTCTGGACCGTCCAGGATCCCCCGTAGAACGTCGGCGGCTGGGCGGTCTGGATCACCATCAGGCCGCCACCCGACGCCGCATAGGCCGGAAAACCTCCGTCCGCTGGGGCCACACCGCCATTGAGCGTCACGTTGCCGCTGGAGTCCACCGTGATCGTGCCGGTACTGTAGGCACCATACGTGTTGATGGAGAGCTTGGGCCGCAGGAACGACCAGCGATAGGCCCCGTAGACCGATTGGAGCCCCTTGCGAATTGCCCGAAGAATCTGGCTGGCCTGCACCGCCGACACCACCTGATCGGTAATCACGTCCGTCGAGGTCGGCGACTTGCCGAAAGCGTCAAAACCCACGTCGTTGACGAGGGTTGTGTACGAGCATGTCAGTTGTGCGGGTGCGGTCATAGGACTGCCTCGATCAACTCTTGAGATTCAGAGAAAACACGGCGGCCTGATCGGCCACAAGACCGATCCATCCAGCGCCGACCAGTGCGGTAGGGATTGGCAGCGACGAAGGCACTGCCTTGACCGAACGCGATAAGGCGGTTCCGTTGTCGTCGTAGCCCGGCGCCCACGTAAGGCCGTTGTCGTCCGAGGTGTAGAAGGTCAACGTGGTGATACTTCCCGAGCGAATTTGGACCGTGCCCTGGTAGACATTCCCGAAGGGAACCTTCGTCGGTGCGGAAGTCGATGTAGACATGGATTCCGCTGGAGTCTGGACTGATTCGCGTGCAATTCTCACGACAAGGCTCCTTTCAATGAGCGGGGATGGCGAGAGTTGTGCCGCTCAGGCCGGTGAGGGGCACATTCAAGATCCAGTTGGACGCCGGGCCCACGTTGCAGTCATAGGAACTGCTGTTACCGCAAGAGCCATCCCAGAGGGGAGCGCCGCCGGGCGTGGCGATTCGGAACCACGTCGGCGCCGTTACACCTGTGCCGTAGGCTACCGTGCCGTTGGGCACCGTGCCAAGCGTCAAGGTTCCATTCGAGACAGTGCCCGCCGGACTCGGGAACGTACAGGAACCGTAATTGTTGACCGAACCTACAGCAGCATCCGGGCTGGCCGGCTGCGATCCGTCATAGAAGGTGATGACCGCAGAGGCCAACAACGGCAACAGCCCCTTGTTGGTCCCGTCGCCCATGCACGCTGCGGCGGCGGCGTTGGAGAGTTTCGCATTCGTTGCCATTGTGGAACCTCAGTTCACGGGAATAAATGGAGGGGTAGTAGGGAAAACCAAAAGGCCCGAGCGGGGGCGCACGGCCGAGTTCAAGGACACAGTGGCGGTGGGCGGGACACCGCTACAGGCCATCGTGGAAACTGGACGCTTGACTGTGCTGACCAAGACGGGGGCGGCGGTCGGTGGATGGCCGCTGGCCGACATGGAGACCACCACAGCCTTGGAAGTGCTGGCAAGACTGGGAGCGGCCGTGGGAACCACGCCAGTGGCGACCAGAGCAGCTTGTGCGCCACCGGCCACCGTATCTAGAAATACGGGACAGATCGACGGTGTTCCGCTCGGAGCGTTTTTCCAGATGGCAGCCGTACCATCACTGTTGACGGCAAGCACTTGACCGGGGCTACCAAGGGGCGGAAGTGTCGGTGCATCGCCTTCGATGCCGCCGATGGAAACGCCGCTGAGGATGTTGCCCGGGCGCAACTGCGACACGTCCACGGTTCCAAATATGTCCACGCTCCCCGTGCCATCGTTTTGCGGAAAGCCGTCGAAGCTCGCACCGATGTCACACACCAGGGAAGCGCCGCTGCCCACGCTCACAAAATTCGTACCCGTGAGGCTCGCGCCGCTCTGGATCTCCAGATCGCCATTGCCGCTCGCAACCGTGATTGGTGCGGCGGAATAGGCATTCAGCACGAATGGACTGGTGACGAGAAAGTAGCACGTGATCTGGATGGGACCGCCCATCGAACAACCCAGAAGAAACGCGCCGCTGCCGGTGTGATCGGCGAAGGTCAGCCCCGCCTTGTTCGCGAGACTGATGATCGTCAGATAGTTGCCGTTAGCGTCCGCCGTGTCTCCGTTGCCACCATCCGGAACGTATCCTGTGATTCCGCTTCCGTCCGCATTCGTGCTCCAGGTATCGGTGTCGAAGTCGCTGCCGGTCTGGTAGTACCAAGTGATAGGCCCAGCACCGATGCCTTGCGTGGTCAGCGCGAGCGTGCTGGTGTCGATGCCGACGTTGGTGATACTCGCGCTGATCGGCTGCGCGGTGAGCGCGCCCTGGAAGGCAAAAGTCAGTGCCGCATTCGTTGCAATCGGATCGGCGGTGGACGAGAGCACGCAGTTGCCGGCTCCGAGTACGTCATCTATTGCGCCCTGGAGGCCACCCACGCCCGCGGTGCCATCGGTATTGATGCTGATGGCCGTCAGCCCGTTGAAAGAGACCGATACCGAAGACGGATCGCTGCCACCGTTGCAGTTGATCGTCCAGACTGCGTTGGCTGCCGCTCTCATGGCGTGGCTCCGAAAAAGGCCAGCGTCTGCTCGTAGACTGCCTCGACCATCGGATTGGCCGCAGCGATCGCCATCAGATCAGCGCAGCGATAGGGCTCGCCAGTGGCAAACGTCGCCGTTACCGCGATCGGTTGATTGGGCTCGGCGTTCGGAATCTGAACGCTCAGCGGCAGCGTCTTGCTCCCTGACACCTCCTGAAGCACCGCGAAGATGGAGTCCGCAAGGGCCTTTGCTGACGCGTTCTCGACCACACTGACCACCTTCGTCACGGCAACGTTGCTGTTGCCGATCAGATGCGTGCCGTCGCTGGGCCGCAGCGTCGCCACGATGCGTCGGCCGGTGAAGTTCAGCGAGCACAGCCAGAGTTGCGAGCACGGGCCGGGCGTGATCGGGTTTGGGTTGGGAATCGGCATCAACGGCTCTCCTCCGCGATGAGCGGCACGGACGCGCGCTTCGCGTACTCGCCCCGGCACGTGGCCTTGGCAATCTGGATCAAGGTTCCTTGGATGAACTTATCCTGCCGATCGAACGCGAGGCCGACGAGGGCAAGTGTCAACTCGTTGCCTTATCCCGCTTCTCTACCAGCCTGTCGTGTTCAGCAACCATCGAATCGTGTCTCGCTTGTAACGGCTGCCTTGCAACGCACATGGTCATGGCATCGGCACACTTCGTCAGCGCCACGCTGTTGTTGTTGATGACATCCGCCATGGTTCCCCGAATGAACGTGTCCTTTACATCCATGCGGCTTGCCATCCACTTCAACATGAAGGTGATCAGCCCCGCCATGCCAATTGAACCGGAGGCAACAAGTCCACAGGTCCAGTAAATGGAGGTCGCTGCGGTAATGACGTTCGAATCTGCCTGCGCCATCATGGTCATCCCCGCCGCCACGGCCGCCGAAATCGCGTTGTACATAGTTGGCGTTTCCCGTCGAGCAAGGCCCGGGCGCTACGGATTGATCCCGCAGCGCCCGGGCACAATGGTGGCGGTTAGTTGACCAACTGGACGCACTGGTACCAGTCGATGTAGAGCGTCTGGTACACGCTGCCGGTGTGGTGGTACAAACCGGCGGTGAACGTCATCAGATCGGCGGGCCAGTAGGTGCCATCGCCGGGATAGCCGTAAGCCGTGCTCCCCTGGATGCCAGAGGACGAAACGCGGCGATCCGGCCCGGCGTGCCCGTCTTGCGCCACGCCGTTGATGTACGGCGTGAAGATCCCCGAGGCGGGCGAGTAGCGGAACCCGAGCTTGACGAACCAGCCGATGTACGTTGAAGGCAACAGCGAGGGAATGCCACCGGCCCCGCCGACTTGGACGTTGGGGAACGTCGGGTACGTGCTGGTCGGCGTGTTGCTGCCGGCCCCGCCCATCCGCATCAGGTTCAGGGCGGTCAGACCGGCGCCTTGTCCCTGGGGCGTACCGCCGGCCTTGTTCCAGACCATGCCGATCGCGCCATCCCCAGCGGCCCCGCTTCCCGCCGTCCCGTCGCCATACAGGGCACCGAAGCCCAAAAGCGACGGAGTGCCGGAATAGGAGCCATCGGCCACCGGAACGCTTGTGGCCACGACGTTCGTTCCACCGAGCCCCGCGAAGAAGCTGGTGATGCCGTGGGTCAAGGCGCTCAGGGCCAAGCGAACCTCGAAAATCACGTCGCCTTGCACGGAGCTACTGATCGGGTAGGGCGTGAATGCACCACCGCAAGCCCCAGCCGCCCCATTGGGTGCCAGTTGGATCTGCGCCTGGACGCTGCCGGACTGCGGCGTCAAAGCGATCACGCCCGGCGTCGGAACCTTGTAGCCCGCCGGGATGATCTGTGCCTGCCCGTTTGGCGAGTAGACGTTGAAAGCCGACGGAACGCTCCACACCGAATCGCCCGGCACGACCGTCTGCGTGCTGCTGCCCTCGAAGGTCTTGTAGAGATTGCCTTCGGAGGTGTAGTAGGCGAGGTTGCTGGACGGGGCCGCGGCCGTGCCGAAATTCTTGAAGTCGTCACGGATACCCCATCCCTTGTCACGGTTGCCGCGGAAGATTTCCGCAAGATTAACGCCTTTCCAAAGGTCTTGGCTGGGGCCGTAGATGTCCCCGCCGACCCCCAAAATCGCGTCTCCCATAGTATTACCCTCTCAAGTTCAAGTTCGGAATTGGTTTGACACAAGACTCCGGGGTCGGGGAATCAGTTCGCCTCGACGATGGTGCCGGCGCCTCCGTATGTGACGATGAAGTTGCCGCGGGGGTTCCGCAGCTTCAGTTGGCAGGAATGGTCGAGGCACCGCCAGCGGCCGAAGACCTTGTTGTTGGGGTCCGCGATCGGCGGCGACTTGTAGAGGTTGACCGCCGCATTGGTGCAATACGACCAGGTTTTCTTGTTGATCCCCATGACCGGGCCGTTGGTCTGCTGGCAGCCGATGGAATTGCTCGTCCAGGCAGCCCACCACTCCAGGGGAACGCCGCGGATGAACACGGTGTCCTTCCACTTGGTCACGTTGCCCTTCATGTTGTCGTTCTGGCTGGCCGAGATCCGCCGGGCCAACTTCAAACGGCTGCGGGTGGTGATGAGCATCCAGTCGGGATCTTCGGTCGGGGCAAGCTCCGAGTAGGACGCGACCGGGGTGAACTGGCACAGGTCCATGCAGTCGAGGATCGTGTCCAGGGCGTCGTCCTCGTTGAACACGTTGTACGTGCCGACGCGGTGCCGCCAACCGGGCTGCAACACACGGGAAATGCCGGCCGTGCCCACCGAGGCGAATCCCGGCGGATCGCAGCCGAGGAAGTCGGACGTGACGCCCGGGGCCAGGGTGCCGATGCTGGACTGGTTTCCGCCCGCCACGTTGTAGGGCGGCAAGTACCAGAGCAGCGAGCAGAGCGGGGGTCGCTCGACCGGCGGCGACGGAGCGCTCGGGCCAGGTCCGGCCAGTTGCTTCTCCATACCGATCCAGAAGGAGGTCATCAACTCGTGTTCCTTCCGGTCCAGCCACTTCAGGATCGCCACCTCGTCGCCGTTGAAGTAGACCTGTCGCAAGTCGTAGATGTAGTTGGTCTTGAAGTAGGACCAGAACACTTCGGCGGTGGTCATCACGGACTTCGTGCTGCTGTCGTCCGTGTCGTAGGGGCCAGTGACGGCGAAATTGTCGTCGTAGTCGTACTGGACTTCCCACTTCGCGTGGTCGCCAGTTTCCTTGTCGGGCTCCATCAGGCCGAAGATGTGTCGGGCCAGAAGTTTTTGGAGCTTGACCGAGATGTCTTCCCACTTCATGTAGTCCCAGTTGGGAAGGTTCGTGAGATGGAAGTCGTCCATCTGCTGGAGAGGAATAGGCATAACTGCTATCTCCTATTGAAAGCGGCTTAGGTCAGGTTCCCGCGATGCCCATCGCCCGAAGCGTCTGGGGCAACTTTGCCATCGCCCGATCCAGCGGACTTGCATCCTTCGACGGTGGCAGCGTCTTTGTGCTGCCCCCTCCGATACGACGGTGGCTCTGGTTCACCTTTTCCTGTAGCTGCTCAAGTTTGGTTTGGGTTTCGAGAAGAATGCGCTCGCCATGGGCAGCAATCGCACTACGCTTGACGAACGCCACGCTCTCATCCGGCTTGCCGCCGCGGCGCTCCAGGATCGCGGCCCGCTGCAAGTGCTCTTGAAACGCCTCTTCGATCCGGCTTTTCTGCTCTTGCGTCGGGGTCTTACCCTTTTCGCCATACAGGTCGTCATAGCCCAATTCGTGCAAGGAAGTCACAAACCGGCTGTGCGCGTCGCGGATGAACTGCTGCTGGGCTGCCTGCTGGACCGCCTGCTGCCGTTGGACTTCCGCCGCGCGGAATGCTTGAAGGGCCTTGAGGATCTTGGGGCCGTCTTCAGACGACAGGTTTCCCCCACTTTCCTTCAAGGATGCCTCCAACTCCGCAAGCGGATCCGGCTCGTTCGTCTGCTGGACGGCCTGCTGTTGCCCGGTCGGAGGTTGCTCGGCGGCTTTCGCCGTCGCACCTTTCTGATCGATGCTCTCCAGCAGAATGTCCAACACTTCGCGGCTGGGAATCTTGGCCAATTTCTCTGGCTTGATTCCGTACCCCGCGGCCAAACCCTGGACTTCGGCATCGCGCCATTCCACGGGCTCCTCGGTCTTCGGCTTGGCCTTTTCGGGCTCGGCCTTCGTACCGGCATCGGCGGAAGCGGAATGTTCATCGCCCCCGCCGGAAGTTGTTTCGTTTGGTTTCTCGACCGGCGGCTCATCCACCTTGCCGATCGTCAGGCCGGCTCGCTCGCGAAGGGCTTCCCGATACTTGGCCGCCTCTTCACCCTTCAAGCCGGGTTTCCACTCTGGCAGCTTCGCCTCGCCGTTGCCCGTGTTGGCCGGCGGATCGGCTACTGCCGTTGCTGTTGCATTCGTGTCTTCAGCCATCATTCACTCCTTCATTGCCGGCGTTGTGCAAATCCTGGATGCCGTGGATCTCGCCATACGCCTTTTCCCACTGTGCGGCCCCGCGGGCCGAAGTCATCTGGCAGCGGTAGCCATGCCGGTCGGGAACGTAGGTCACCCCTTGGATGCCCCTCCGCTTGATCTCCCGCATCAGCTTGGCCGCGTCCTTGCGATGGCAACCCATCGACAGCGACGTGTGCCGCCGCTTCTCGCTGTACATCGCCGTGGCTTTACGGCGGCTGGGCTTCACACCGCCCCGCGCCTTGGCTAGCGCCTCCGCGTCTTCGGGCAGACGGAAAAATCCCACTCCAGGAACGATCACGCCCGCGATGCTCATACTCCCGCTCCCTGTTTTGCTCCGTTGCTCTTGTTCCCCTGCATGATCTGCGAAAGGACTTGCGACATGCCCGTGCCCTTCGGTGCCCCACTGCCGCCGCTTCGCCGCTCGACAGTTCGGGTCGTATTGGGGGCCTTGGTCGCTTCGTGCGGATCCCCTGCCCCGCCGGCGTTGGCGCCGTCCATGCCCGGAGTGACCGCCTTGGCCAACCTGAGAATGTCGGGGATGTCGGTGGCCTCCGCATACATCCGCGTGAAGGCCTCGCCGTCGAACACGCCCGCCTGAATCGCCGGCAGCATTTGCAGATAGTCGGCGGCGAACTGCTTCACGACAGTCAGGATTTGCTCCGGGGAACGGTAGACCGTGCTGTTTGTGACCACCGAGAAGTCGTAATGGTCGAAGATGCCCTTCCGCTTCCCCGGCCCCCACGACGCGCTCTTGGGCGGCAAATAATACCCCGTGTTCTCGATCTCGTAGCTGTTGGGGATCTTGTTGTGCTGATCCTTCCAGAGCAGACCGCCGATCTCTCGCAGCACGTCCGAGCAAAACTGTTCGACGGCCCCCTTGATTCCGGCCAGGCCACCTTGAGCGCCGCTTTTCAGCATTTGCTCTTGGGTTGCCGTGTCGGCCTCCGTCGCCAAGCCGGCCAACACCCGCTCGTTGTTCGCCAACTCGTTGTAGATTTCCGCCGCCGAGAGGAAGAACGCCACCACCCCGCCGTCCGGCCCCGGCGTCTTGTACTGCATCGTGGCCTTGGGATCGCGGACCATGCGGTACTCGTTGTTGGCGGCATCCTTGACCGCCTCGCCAATGTCCTCATCCCCTTTGGCCAAGAGCGTGATATTCTTTTGCGCCTTCGCCTGATCGGCCAGCGTGCCGTAGAGGATGTTCATCAGCCGATCCAGCAAGATCAACTGCTGCGCGGGCGTGCTGGGGATCACGTTGTCGGGCACGTAGCCGAAGGTCAGGAACTTGTACGGCCCCATCTCGCTGCCGTCCCATTCCTGGACCTTCAGCGGAGCAAGACCTTCGCTGTCCGCCGACATGGTGACGAACAGGCGTTCTCGGGGAAGGTAAAGGTCCATCAACCAGCACTGCGGCTCCAATTCGTCGTCATCAACGGCGTTGCCCAGCGCGATCAGGTCGCCCCGGTCGCCGGCCATGTTGATGTTGTTCTTGGAGGATGCAGCGATCTTGGCCCGCACGTTGCTGTCGTAATCATCCCGCTCCCGAACTTCGTTCCAGTTGGCCCGGTAGCGGTCCCCGTAGAACCGCATTGACCGCAGGCTCTTGCCCGGCAGGTCCAGAATCAAATCCGAGAAACTGATCCGGTCCACCCAGGGCTTGCCCATGTCCATCCACAGGTTGGGGAAGCCATCGACTTGCTTGACCCCGGCGTCTGCCATGCGGACCTTGGCACAGGCCATCAGAAAGAAGGCGTCCAGCACGCACTCCCGCAGTGTGGTCTTGAAGTCGATGTTCTTGACCGACTTGTTGACGGCCCCTTGCAGCCTAAGACACTCGGGCCACAAGGACTGATCGAAGCTGTCGATCTTGCACTTGGGATTGTTGAACGCGCACCAGGTCGTGTAGGTCGTGGCCGTGCGGTTCAGCCGATTCACGTAGCGGGGAATCAGCCGCGGGTTGTAGGGCGAGTAGAGCGGCCCGGCGAAGTCCCGCAGCATTTCCGTCCGATCGGCG